AAGATACTATTTATTTAAAAATTCTTATGTAGAAAACTTAAATGAAACTAAAAACAAACAAGTTTATTGTAAAACCACAGTCGGTAATTTTATTGGCTATCAAGTGGCTTATAAGGATGTATATTTGTTGTGTGACTTTTGGGGGAATCACCTAGAAAATGCAGGTGAAGTGCTAAAAGCATCTAAAGTTGATTGGACAAGACAACCCTAAAATAAGAACTCATATTGATATTGACTGCCATGATTATAGCGATTATGGCTTTTTTTATGCACAAATGCAAATTCATAAGTTATCATAATATTTATTCTTGACACTAAGCATATTCGCATATTATAAAATAAATATGACTAATATAAACACAAATAATGATCTTATAGATATGTGGTTTCCATCACGAATAGACACAGAAAACTGTCCTCTTGATTGGTTTGTTATAAAGTATGTTCATGGCCTAGAACAAGATAAAATGCCACCACCTAATGCTAAAATGCGATCAGGTAGTACAGTTGAATCTTGTTTTGTTGATATAATGTCAGGTCGAGGAGAAAATGAATCTAGGCAACATTGGCAAGACGTTTTAGAGCAACACTTCCCTATTCACGATAAAGACGAACATCAAAAGAATGTGTGTATAGGTCAGTTTCAAGATGTTGTAACTAATCTATTAGCTGCCTTTAGAGAAATACAAAAAGAGCCAACAGAGTTTCAAGAATTAGTTAAAGGTGAAGCCAAAGGTATTGATGTGCCTATGGGTGGATTTGTTGATGTAACGGCCAAAGATTCTATCATAGAGATTAAAACACAATGGTCTACTGCTACTGGTATATTCAACAAAGATGGATCACTAAGGCTTAGAAAGCCTAGCAAGACAGAAACACCACAGAAATCACATTTACGCCAGGTTGCCACTTATTCTAATGCAGCAGAAAAACCACCGATATTGATTGTGGCTAACGCTTTTGAATACACAGTATTTGATGACATGAATACAGAGTTTTTGCGTAAAAAAGAACTTAAACACGCTTTTGAAACAATGAGATTATCAGCTAGGGCAAGACAAAACCTTCTTAAAATATCTGATGATCCCAAAGTATTAGCCAATTTTGTACCTCTAAATCTTATGCACTTTGTATGGAAAGAATTAGATGAAGAAGTTTTACGAGAAATTATGGAAATATGGGGAGTCGAAACATGAAAAATATATGGTTATGGTTGTCTGAATTTATGGCCTGTATAGCTTTATTTGGCACATTTTACGTCTTTTACATACTTATGTGGGCTATTTTTCCAGAGGGTTTTTAAATGATTTATAACAACAAAAGGATGGCATCATGCAACAATTAGGAAATATTATTACACCAAAAAAATTAACACAAACAGATGCCCCTACAGTTGATGTAGCTTCTGCTGATACTGCAACTAATGTAGATCATAACATTGCTAAAGCTTTATTAGAGTTTCACAAAACTAACCCTCATGCTTTTGAGGATAAGAAAAATCCACATTTTAAAAACAATTATGCTTCATTAGAAAGTGTCATAAAGACTGTTAGAACGGCAAGTCAATTTGGTTTGACCTTTACACAAGAAATGGACTTTGAGGGTGACATAACCTTTGTCAGAACTGTAATGATGCACTCGTCAGGGGCAACAAGGGTTAGCCGTACTAAGATTGTATCTAAAGACCCTAACGATCCTCAAAAAATGGGTTCTGCAATAAGTTACGCAAAACGATATGGGTTGCAAAGTATTTTTGGGCTGCCATCTGACGATGATGATGGAGAGATTGCAAACAAAGTTAGTCAACCATCTACTGATCCTCTTATAGAAGCTATAAAAAATGCTCAGTCTATTAATGAATTAAATCAAATATATAAAAGTAATCAACCTTTTACCGAAACAAATTTAAAAAAAATAAAAGCTAAAAGAGGAGAATTAGAAAAATGAATACTTGTACCTTTGTAGGAAGGATTCCAAGAGATGCAGAGCTAAAAGATGTTGGGGCAAATAAAGTCTCTAACTTTTCTATAGGTTCTGATGTTGGCTTTGGAGAAAAGAAAAAAACTATGTGGATTGAATGTGGGATGTGGGGCAAAAGAGGAGAAGCCTTAAACGATAGTCTCAAAAAAGGTCAGCAAGTTATATTAGTTGGTGAGTTATCAACCAGAGAATATGAAAAGGATGGACAGACTAAAACATCTCTATCTTTAAATGTTCAAAGTTTAGCTTTTGGAGCTGCACCTAAAGATTCTGAAAATCAAACTATGACTAATTCAACTACAATAACTGACAATGATTTAGATGACGAAATACCATTTTAAGTGACGATTGATAAAGAAAACAAGGTCTATGTAATACCTGTTAAAAATGCAATCAAGGTTTGTATAGACAAAACAACATATGTAATTCCTATGTCAAAGAATGATTTAGCATATTTTGGATGGGAAATAATGAAGGTTTGGAGGGAAAGTGATGACAAGGTTAGGGTTGAAGATTTTAAAATTTACAAAGAGCTACATAAAGAAGAATGAACTGCCCCCAACATTTGTAGAAATTATGGAAGCAGTTGAAACTAAGTCAAGACGTTCTATTCAGTATGCAGTAAACAGATTAGAAGAAGATCAACTAATCAAAAGAATACCTGGTCGTGCTAGAAACATTTGGCCTGTTTAAGCCTGTAGTTTCATTGGTGATATTGCATTACCATCTGTTTCGTCTGGATCAATAATATGATTATACAAAGTTGCAGTTGTTCTAATATCAGAGTGACCCATTTGTTTTGATGCCCATAAAGGATTTTTTTTATTAAGAAAACCATGCTTCATAACTATAGAACCATAATAATGTCTAAGACTATGGAAGCCATTTCTCCACTCAAAGTCTGGATCGGTTTCTCTAATTTTCCTAATAGCTTTATGTAAACCATTTTTTCTTAATGTTTTTTGACCAATAGGCTTGTCTTTATTTTTAGGACTTGGAAACAATAAATCATTAGATTTTTTGCCTATAATATATTGCCTTACCATTAAAGCTAATTCATCATCCATCTTAACATATCTTTTAGATGACTTAGATTTAGGCTTATTCCAATTACCTGAATCATCCACCATTTTTTCAATATAAAATTCTTTTTTACCAAAGTCAAAATGATGAACTCTTAGGGCATTAGCTTCTGATATTCTGCATCCTCTAGCACATAAATGAGTTGCTAGGGCATGAGAAGGCTTACAATATGTACTGACTGCATTTAATAACTTAATAGCATTTTCAGCCGTTGGACTCCAACCTTTACCCTTTTCAAAGTCAAACTTTAGTAAAGTATCATCCATTGGATTATTCCCTAACTCTCTATAATGGATGTAAGATTGGTTTATACAGTTTTTAAAAAGTCCATAATAATGTTGTATTGATGTATCGCTATAATTATTAAGCTTTAATTTAAGTTGCTTTAAGACTAACAAAACATAAGTTCTGTCTATTTCACAAACAAGTTTATCTAATATATCTTCGCCATTAACTTTAAATGGTACACCACTTTTATTATTATAATTAAACTTACTTTCTAAGTAACTAACATAATTTTTTTGTGTTTTAATACGATAGTCACCATCGTTACGACTAAGAAAATCTGCAAAAGAATCCTTAACTGTCATGGTGTTTTTTTCAGCTATAGTATATTGAACCAACAAACCCATTACCCTTAATTTTTCCTCTAACTTTTCTACAGTTGAAGCAGAAGCTATTTTTTTGCCATTTTTTCTAAGGTAATAATATTTGTTATTCTTATCATAGGAGTATTTAACTAACATTATGCTGCCCCCCTTAAAATACATTTTGATATAAATTCAGCTACTAATTCTTGGTTGCTAGACATTTCATCTAGCATTTGATCTTTGTTAAATAGAACTGCCTGACACATTTGATCGAATACAATCTGACCAATATTAGTGTTATATATATAGTTAAAATCTTGATTTAGCATTTTAGTCTCCTAACCCTTTTCGCTTATTTGTTCTTATAATATATGCGTTATCGCATAGTAATACAAGTAAAAAAATAAAAAAGTCACTTTCCAACCATACTGTAATCAGAGGGTTGTTTTTGATGTTGGGAAATTTTGTCAAAAAAATTACAAGACACTTACAAGACACTTTTATGCTTTTTGAGGGTGTTTTTAACCTATTTTCTAAGTATGACCTAAGTATCAAATAGGTACGCTTTAAGTAAGCACACTTAAAATTAAGTAATGTTATCAATGAGTTGTTGGCTAAGTCATTGGTTTTATTGAGGTTAAAACATTGGGTCTGAAATGATAGACCATATGATCCCAAACCAGAGGGAGTAGTCTGTAAGTGATTGTAATTACTAATCTTTTTTCTCCTAACAAGACTGAACAAGACTTTTTTACATTTAAAATTGTAATATATCTGTCTGGTAAGTCAAGTTAAAGGAGATGTTTTTAGCTACAAGACACTTTACAAGACACTTTACAATTATCAAAGAAATGCTTGCTTTTATTTATTTCTAAAGTATAAATCCAAAGTTCGGGGTGTAGCGCAGCCTGGTAGCGCATTTGGTTTGGGACCAAAGGGTCGGGAGTTCGAATCTCTCCACCCCGACCATTAAAATTTAGACTCTTTTTTTCTTAGTTTTCTTTGCAGTCTTAGCAGCTAACTTAAATGCTTTTGCCGTTGGTGCATTTTTAGAACCAACCTTATTCATTCTTTCTTTACTACCTGCTTTTATTCTTTTTCTTTTAGCATGAATATTTCGGTATAAAGACATTATGTTCTCCTTGCTTTGGCTTGAGCCGTTTTAGATAATTCTTTCATGTGAAATAATGGCTTGGATGTTTTAGTGTGTATCTTGCCAGTATGAAGTGTACCATTGGCCATCTTGTGCATACCACCATTGTGGACAGTACCATTTCTTAAATAATGTTTTACACCCTTCATTTCTTAGTAGCCTTTTTAATCTTCTTAACAGACTTTTTCTTCTTAACTGGTTTGGTTTTAGCACCATAACTTTTGCCATACATGAATAATCTCCTCTAACATTTCCATTTTCTTAGGGCTTTATTTATTCTTGAATTAGGGTCTTTTGCCGTTGCCGAACTTGTCAGCTTTTTCTTCATGCCACCCATCCTTGCACAAAAACTTGCTCGTCTATTAGCTGCCTTACTGCCTGGCTTAACTTTACCTGTAACTGGTCTTTTAAGGTTCATGCCTTGTGACTTGGCATATTTTCTACCTGCTTCTGACAAACCACCAGACTTAGATTTATGCTTTGCTTTAAATTGAACCATGCAATGATCTCATTCGGTCAACTAATCTTTTTGCTCTGTTAGGCACTTGTTCATACCATCTGGAGTCAACCATCTCATCTGCTGCCTTATTCCAATCTCTAGCATCTACTCCAGATTTCATAGCACGAAACTTAGACAACCTAGTGTAGCCCATATTAAACATCATGTTAGCAATTATTAACTGAGCATCTTCTGGTAAGTGGTCAAAGTCATCATACAATTTTTCACAGTCTTTTATGACTTGTTTAACATCCTTTTCAAAACATTCTTTAACTCGTTCTTCAGATACAGTTGTGCCAACTTCCATATCATATTCTTCATCCCAATCAGTTATTAAATGGCCTATACCTAATGTTGGAAATTTAAAATGATCCAGGTATATCTCGTGCTTACAACCCTCATCAGATTCAAGTTCTTCACGAAGCTTATCAATGTTCATAGTTTTCTCTTTCTGGCTTTTAATGAATTAATGTGTTTATGCCAAAAGTAATTAGCCACAGAATTAAAGAAGTCAAAAAGACTTATGTAAACTTTACTCATTTAGTTAATCCTTTTTGCTTTTCATATGTCCTAAGTGTTCCCAAACCAAGCATCCCCATTAGGACTGTCATTAAGCTACCCATGTCAAATGTTGGTAGTTCTGGTATTTCCACAGCTAGATAAGCACAAACAAACATAGTTACTGGTGCTAATACAAAATGCCAACATAGAGCTATGCCACAAGTCCAACCAATAAAAGGTCTCCAACCTGCAACAAATATAGATTTATGTGTGGCTTCAGCTTTGTTTATTTCTATTTGGCCTTTAGCTAATTCTTGTGCATGACTTTCAGCCATAGTAGCAACTTCATGTGCCAACTTATTCTTCATGTCTTTATCTTCTATAAACTTACCTAA